CTACCAGCCACCCGCGTTCGCCGCGCGCCGCAGGAAGTCCGGGCTGAACCGGGCATAGTGCCGCTCGGTTGTTCGGCTGTCGTCGTGCCCCATCAGCTGCGCCAGTTCGGCCATCGACACGCCATCCTCCGCGCGCCAGACCGCGCCGGTGTGCCGCAGCGTGTACGGCGTCACCTTCACGCCCGATCGCTCGCTGGCGGCTAGGAATGCCTTCTTCATCGACGCGACGGGCTGGCCTGCATATTCGATCACGAAATCGCTCTGCCGGGCTGCGTGCGCCTCCCTGAGCGGCTGCATGGCATAGTCGGCAATGGCGATCACCGGGCGGCGCTTGCCAGTCTGCACGCGGCCGGGCGGGTTCAGGTCGATCAGGCCGCGGTCGAAGTCGACGCGATCCCATGTGAGCTCGAGCAATGCCGTCGGTCGGGCGCATGTGGCGATGCCGAGGATCATGTACAGCTTGGCGTGCGGCGCGCGGACGGCATCAAGGAAGCGGCGAAACTCGGCGCGCGTGATGTGGCGCTGCTTCCGGTCAGCAACCTGGGGCCGCCATATCTCCGGGCGGTTCGGCACCTTCGCCCATTTCAGCGCCACCGCGATCATCGCCAGCTCGTATCGGACGGTCGCGGCTGCACGATTGCGACGGCGCGCATAGTCGCGCGCCATGTCCTCGTCGATCAGGTGGGGCTCAACGTCCTGCCAGAAGTGCTGCATCGCCTTCCACGCATCGCGCATCCGGGTCGCAGTGGCGATCCCGGCGCGCTCTCGGTCGTCGATATAGGCGGGGATTATCTGGCCCACGGTCCTTGCAGGACGGGCGATTGCACGGAAACGGGCTCGTGCCTCTGCTTCCGCGCTGGGCCGATCAGTCGCGGCAAGCTGGTTGCGGTGCGGCTTGCCGTCCTCGTCGTACCATTTGACGGCGTATCGGCCTCGCAGCCGTTGGATGGTGAACTCTGGCATTCGATCCGGGTGACTTCTTCTGGCGGGATGCGGATAAGACGCCCAAGCCGGAAGGAACGCAAGTCCCCTCGGTCAATGAGGTTCCTGATATGGGACGGCGAGCAGTCCCATCGCTCGGCCAGGGTTTCGGGGGTGTAGGGTTTCATGCGCGTCCCGTGAATGCGTCGCGGGCGGCGCGATAGTCCTTGATGAGCAGGCGAAACTTGGCCCATTCCTCATCATCCTCATCGTCTGCGATTTGATCGCAGCAGTCCGCGAACGGTTTAAGCGCATCCCGCAGGCGTTCGATCTCGTCTGCGGCACGGCCCATCAGGTAGGTCGAGTTTGTCGTCTTGGTTGGCTCAATGCGCGCAGGCCACGCCCGCAACTGCTTGACCAGCCATCCCGCGTCGGGCTGTTCGGTTATATCCACCATCACCCAATCCTCATCACAACGGCGTCCTTCAACGCCTGATCGGTCGACCGGACATAGTGCCGGCGCGTGATTGGCGATCCCGGCGCGTGGCCCATGAGCCGCTGCAACACCGCCTCGGAATGCTCGGCAGCGACCTTCGACGCGAACCATTTCCGCATCATCTTCGGCGTCAATCCTTCCGCTCCTGCTGGGGCATCGGGCGCAAACAGGAACAGCCGGCGCATGGCCTTCTGCATCGCTGCCTCGCGGGGGAATACCGTATCGGTATCGACGCGCCCCATCGCTCGAGTGTTGGCGATCAGGCTAGCGCGCGCATTCAGCGGCACGATCCTGCGGCGGCTTTCCTGCTTCACGCGGAAATCAGGACGGCAGCCGATGTGGATGCCGGTCTGGCTTATATCGCGCACCTCGATGCGTGCCAGTTCATGCGGCGCCAACCCGGTCAGCAACATGAATTCCAGCGCCTCACTGTGGTGCGCCGGGAGATTGCGGAGATACCAGAGATAGTCGTCATCGGCTGGCAGCGATCCCTCGACGTTCGGCACCTTCACCGTCGGCATTCGGGGGCGCTCCTTGATGATCCGCTCGTCGACCGCCCAATTGAGGATCTGACGCAGGACGGCCAGTTCCGCGTGCACCGTGATCGGCTTGCAGGTCTGGAGGCGTTCGGCGACATATAGGTCGACGTGGGATTTGCGAAGGTCGGGCGCGGGGAGTTCACCCAGCGCGCCCGACAATCCGATGGCGATCTGCCGCTGATTGTCCCATGTCGAGGGGGCAATGCGGCCGAGTTTCGCCAGCTTCTCGCGGTATCTGATCCAGTCGAGGATCAGGGCGGCGATTGTGGTCATATTTTCCTCCTGGCGAAGAACCGCGCTCACCACGGCGCGTCGTCGAAATCTTCCGGCCCGCTGCCGTCGTCGTCGGGGCCGGGCTCACCAGCGCCGTCCACATCGGCCGAACCGTCGGGATCATCATCGACCTCGGCAAATTCCGCGTCAACGGGCTCGGCCTCGGTATAGTCGGGCAGCGCGCCCTGCGGTGCATTCAGCGCCAGCACCTCGCCGCCATCGACCGTCTCCGGCTGCGGCTCGACCGCACCGCCACCCTTCGTCGACCGATCGCGCACGCTGTCGATGTGCGCCTGGAGCATGTCCTCGTAATCGGCGATCATCGCGTCCATCGTCGAGCAGGCGTCATGGCCCTTCTTCCGGCGCTTAATGATTTCCTTGAACGCCGCCTTGTCGAACCCGTCGACATCGACCGCGATCTTGATCCGCTCGTTGATATCGTCCTGGAGGTCCTTCTTTTCGTCCTCCAGCCGCTCGACGGCCAGAATGTGGTTGTAGAGCGATGCCGCCCTGTTCATGCCTTCAGTCGCCATCGGTGGTTTCCTCGTCGATCGGGGTTGCGGTTTCCAGTTGAGTGCCGCCCGACATCATTTCGGCAACCTCGACCGGGTTCTTCATCGTCTCGGCGGCGAACCGCTGAGATGCTGCATGGCGAATGGCCGCGCTGGCCGATGTCGCCTTGACCAGACGCGCGGGCTGACCGTCCTCGGTGACTTTGTAGATGGGCATTGGGGTTCCTTTGAATGATTGAGAATTAGCCGTAGCCGTAGCCGTCGCCGGAGCCGTAGCCGGAGCCGTCGCCGTAGCCGTAGCCGTCGCCGTCGCCGGAGCCGTAGCCGTAGCCGGAGCCGGAGCCGTAGCCGTCGCCGTCGCCGGAGCCGTAGCCGTAGCCGTAGCCGTAGCCGTAGCCGTAGCCGTAGCCGTCGCCGTCGCCGGAGCCGTAGCCGTAGCCGTAGCCGGAGCCGTAGCCGTCGCCGTAGCCGTAGCCGTAGCCGTAGCCGGAGCCGGAGCCGTAGCCTTCAATCACATCATCCATTGTGCACCGCCTGCGCGCGGATCACGCGCTCAGCTTCGGCGCTGCACTGGATGATCTCGCAGTTCTCGGTGAGGTGGATGCGCTCGACCTCGGCACTGAGCTTGCTGTCCTTGTGGACGCCAGCCAATGCGATGGCGTTGAGGAAATCGCCAGAGCCCTTGACCTTCCAATACCAGAGGCGACGGCTTTCGGTCAGCACGCACTCGCGACCATTGCTCGCCTCCAGAACGCCAGCATGGACACCGGCATCACGACAGCGGACGACGACGTATTTGCCGATCATCCCGTTGTTGATGGCGGCGGCGGGTGCCGATTGCTCAGCGCCGCCGAACATGGCGGCGAGCTTCTTTGCATCGCCGATTGTCAGTTCATCGATATTCATTGCGGTTCCTTTCGGGTGTCAGACGCCATCATACTCACCCGTCGGCTCGTCACCGGCAGGCTCAGGCGTGGCAGATGCGTCGGCCGCCAGCGCCTTGTTCTTCAGTTCGGGAAGCTCCCCAGCCAGCGCCTTGCGAGCATCCGGCTGGAGAGCCTCCCATGCGACCCGCAACTGGTTCGTGCCTTTGCTAGCAGCAGTCTCCAGTTCAGGGATCAGATGGGTGAAGTCCGTTTCGCCGGGACCGCCTTCGGAGGAAGGGGTGGGTCGCTCTGCGGCCCCGGCGCTTCCGGCACCATTGCCGGGAAGGGGTTTGACGACATACGGCGCGCGCTTGCCCTTCGTGGCAGTGAGCGCCATCGTCATCTGCTTGTCGATGTGCGAGAGGTGGCTGATGCGGATGCCGCCGACCTCCATGCCTGCCCACTTGACCGTCGGGTCGCGGAACAGGGTGACGGATCGGCCGACGTACTGCCGCGCATCCGGTCCCCAGGCCGCAACCAGCACGCGGGCCATGCTCTTACAGCACTTCCACGGCTTGTTGTCGTCGCCGTCAAAGAAGATCGAAATCGGCTGCTCGGTGCCGGGACGGATCGAAACGTCGCGAATGCGGATCGTCCTGGGCCCGGCAATGAGGTCGTCGCTGTTGAGTTGATCGCTGCGAGGGGCGATCACTGAAGTCATGTCGGTGGTCATTTGCGGTATACCTTGCCATCAAGAAATTTGCGGCGCGCAGCTTCAAAGGCCGCGACTGCCTCTGCCTCGGTTCTAAACGAGCCAATGAAGATGTTGCGGCGCTCAACCGTCATTTGCGCCTGCCACCGCTGATTGTGCTTGTGCCACGTGACGCCGCGATGCCGCGAATAACGGCCGGTTACCCAGCGGTTATTGTTGATCATGTTGTCACGGTGGTCGACAGACCGCAGGTTCTGGCGGCGATTGTCGAGGCCATCCCCGCCGATGTGGTCGGTTTTCATTCCGTCGGGCGTCCGGTTGATGACCCGGTGCATCCAGATGGTGACCTTGTGTCCCGCGACCTTCTCCGTGCGCGCGGCATAGAAGGTGTTCGGCTGCTTGGCGGCGTACCACTTCCACTGCATCAGAAAGTCGTAATCCTCGTCATCGACAATTGCCGACATGCCGCGTGTAAGAGGGATCAGCTTAGCCATCCTCACCTCCTTCACCGAGGAACATCTCCTGCTCCACCCGCCGCTCAGTCGGCACCATCTTCCGGGTCGCGACAGCCTCGTGATACAGCGCCAGCTTCTCGGCCAGCCTGCGCTCGAATTCGCCGGCTGCATTGACGATCGCCTCGTGCGCTGCCGGATCGGGATGCACGCGGATGACGCACATCGGCAGGCCGCCCGAGTACGACACGAAGTCGATCCATTGCCGCTCGGCAACCAGCAGCCCGGTCTGAAGCTGGATCCAGTATTCGGTCGGCACGGTGTTTGTGGCGATCGTCTCGATCTGATATTTCTGGCGCCGGCTCTTGCACTCGATCAGCCCGTCGTCGCCAACCAGGCCGTCGGGCGAATAGCCGATCGTGAAGCCCCAGCGATTGTTGGTGATGAACCCGGCTTCCTCGACCGGCGCATAGTGCTCGGAATAGGCGGCGCGGGCGAAAACCTCGTCCTCTTGGCCGCGCAGCATGTCATCGCTGACATAATGCGGCTCGACGTACTGCGTGATGCGCTGGCCCAGCAGTTCCCAGAGGTGCGCGCGCTCCTTTTCGTTGCTCGCGATCTTCAGCGTCGGGGTGATGATGAGCTTCATTTCCGAGGCAGTCAGAAGCCCGCACCGCGCCGCCAGCCATTCGTCGGAGCCTTGGATCAGGTCGTTGTGGATGGTGATGTGGGTCACAGCAGCCGCTCCTTCGCTGCCTGCGCGTCGTAATCGGCCTCGATGGCTTCAAAGACGGCGATTTGCTTGTCAGCGAGCGCCTGGGTCATAGCCCCATCGTCGACGCGCCGAGGATAGACACGGCGACGGAAACCAAGTTCGCGGCGCACGGCTTCCAGCTTTTCCTGTGCAGTGAAGGTCATACCGTCAGCCCCTCCATCGCCGGAAGTTCAACAGCGGGAAAGCCGGTGCGCTTTGCGGCGAGCTCGTTCAGGGCATTCTGCACGGCGACAACAAGACCCCCGCCGGGATGCCCACACGATCCGCAATGGCCATCCGCCTGCGCATAGACATTCGGGAAGATGCCATATTGGGGATCGCTGCTGCGGATCAGACCGACGCTGATGCTCGACAGGTCGTGCGCTTCCATGAGCGCGATCAACTGTTCTTCGAGGGTCACGCCACCCTCCCCGCCCGCTTGGCAGCCGTAGCAGCCCGCGCCTTCGCGTTCGACCGCGCCCGCGCTGCAGCCCGGCGCTTGCCGAGGTCGACGTATTTCGCGTCGGCTTCGATCTGGGCGTCGGCCAGTCGGAGTTCTTCGACCAGCTTATTCCGCTCGGACCGCAGCCGGCCATTGTCGTTCCGCGCGCCGTTCAGCTTGCAGCGCAGGTCGGAAATCGTCCCATGCGCCACCATCGCCGTCACCATGACGCCAGCCCCACCGCTTACGGCAGTGAGAACCAGCGTGGAAATCGTGCTTACATCCATCGCTTTTCTCCTTCGCCCTTATGGGTATTTTAACTACCGCTCGCCGTCAACCCATTTCGGTATTTTTTCTACCGGCTTTTGGCGTATGCTCGCGGCATGTCGATAAACGCTGCAATTCTGCTCGCTTTGGAGGCCGTCACATTCGGCTCTGGGAATGCCTCTTGCGGGCAATGGATCGAGGAACGGCGCGCGCAATCAGCCTCGGCGCTGGGCATGCAGGCCTGGGTGACGGGCTATCTCACCGGCCTGTCGCAGATGACAGGCAGCGATCCGACGCAGGGAGCGCGGATGGATGACGTGTTTGCGTGGATCGACAATCAGTGCCGGGCGAACCCAACCGGCTCACTGAATGGCGCGGTGTTGCGGTTCGTTACCGCGCGCGCCGGGCGCTAAGGCAGGTCGTAATACGTTCGGACAACCCGGCCGATGACATCCCAGCGATCGCCGTTGAGGAAGATCGCGCGATGGTTCGGGTTCGTTGAGTAAGGCTCCAGCCGCTCGATCGGCTCTCGCTCGTATAGCTTATAGGTCGTTTCGCCGCGCAGGCTGAACAGGTACGCGCGGCCGGGGAGAACGAGCTTGTCCGCGCAGTTCACGATGATCGTCGAGCCGTGTGGGCTCCATCGATCCATGCTATCACCGCGCACCTCGGTCGCGAAATAGTCGCCCATCGGTAAGCCGCCGACGATGATTTCGCCGATCGCCTCGTCATTGATGCTCGGATCACACATCGCCCCAGCTGCGACCCATGATATAACGGGGACTTTATATCCCTCCCTCACCGGCTCCGGCTCGGGGTACATTGACCCGTTGCCCGTATAGAGCCAGTCGGCATTGACCCTGAGCGCGCGGGCATAGGTCTTGGCCGTCTCGTAAGAATAGCCGGCATTGCCATTCAGGTTCGATTTCAGGGTGTTGTAATTCCAGCCCCATCGCCTGGCGGCTTCGGCTCCGGTGATGTTCGCCTGCTTGAGCGCGCGGCGCAATCGATCTGCGGGTGTAGGCATATACATGACATAATCGCTCCGTCGGTATTGTTCATACCTTTCCGCTTGACACGAAAACGGTATTCAGAATACCTCAAAGCATGGTTACTGAATTTCCGGCCCATAGTGGCACACCCACCCATGCCGAAATTATCGCGCGAAATGGCGGTTCCGCCAAGGTCGCGCGCACGATCGGCGAAGATCCCAATAACGTGAAGGGCTGGAAGCGCCTCGATAGCATCCCCGCCGCGCACTGGCGGAAGATGGTCGAGTTCGGGCTGGCGTCGTATATCGAGCTGGCTCGGGCGGCTGAGGCGAAGCGGGCGGCATGAAACCGCGCGTCCTGATCGGCTATAGCTGCTGCCCCTTGACGCTTGAGGCGTTCGAGCGCGCCGGGTGTGAGGCGTGGACCTGCGACCTTCTGCCGTCTCGCGGTCGGGCGGATCGGCATCTGCAATGCGATATTTGGAACGTGGCCCGCGATCGCTGGGATGCAGCCGTCTTTCATCCGATGTGCACCTATCTGACCGTCAGCGCAGCGTGGGCATACAATGACCCAGATTATGCGCGCTATCCGGGCGTTGGCTATCATCAACGGGTCAAGCCGGGGACGCTCACCGGGCAGGCGCGGCGCGAAGCGCGCGAGGCGGCGATCGAGAACTTCCGGCAATTGCTGGCCCTGCCCTATGCCAAGGCGATCGAAAACCCGGCGCAAAGTTTTCTCGCCAAGGCTTTGCGTCGGCCCGATCAGATTATCCACCCGCACCAGTTTGGCGACGATGCCAGCAAGGCAACTGGCCTTTGGCTTGACCGTCTGCCGCGGCTTCGGTGGACCCAGATGGTTGCCGGGCGGATGGTCAACGGCCGCGAGCGTTGGGCGAACCAGACGGACAGCGGCCAGAACCGACTTTCGCCCGGCGACGATCGCTGGCTCGAGCGCAGCAAGACATATCCGGGAATTGCCGCCGCCATGGGTGCTCAGTGGGGTGCGGTGCTGGCGTGCGAACGGAGGGCGGCATGATCCTCCGCGATTACCAGACCGACCTGCTGAACCGGGCGCGCGCGGCGTTCCGCGCTGGCCATCGCCGGGTGCTGATGGTCGCGCCGACGGGAGCGGGCAAGACCGTCCTCGCAGCATCCATGCTCGGCGGCGCGGCACAGAAGCGCAACACGTCGATGTTCCTGGTCCACCGGCGCGAATTGCTGAAGCAGACCTCGGCGACATTCCGCCAGGTCGGCATCGATCACGGCATTATCGGCGCGGGGTTCGAGCCTAATCCGCTGCATGGCGTGCAGCTGGCCGGGGTGCAATCGCTGGTGCGGCGGCTGGGGCAGTATGACGAACCGGCGTTCCTCGTTGTCGACGAGGCGCATCATTCGGTCGCCGGGTCGTGGGACGCTATCCTCGCGGCCTATCCTGACGCCAAGGTCATCGGCCTGACTGCCACGCCCGAGCGGTTCGACGGCAAGGGGCTGAGGTCGCATTATGACGTGATCGTGGAAGGGCCGACGACGGCCAGCCTCATCGCTGCGGGACACCTCTCGCCGTTCGATTACTATGCACCGGGCAAGCCTGACATGGTGGGCGTGCGGACGACGGCGGGCGATTTCAACCGCGGCGATCTGGACGATCTGATGGATAAGCCGAAGCTGATCGGCGATGTCGTCGAGCATTACCTGAAGCTCGCCCCCGGACAGCGCGGCATCGTGTTCGCGGTGTCGATCGAGCACAGCCGCCACCTCGCCGAAGCGTTCAACGCGGCGGGTGTGAAGGCGGCGCACGTCGATGGTGAGAGCCGCGATCGTGACGCGGTGGTGGCATCGTTCCAGCGCGGCGAAACGACGATAATGACGAACGTGGATCTGTTCGGCGAAGGGTTCGACGTGCCGGGCATCGTCTATGCTGGCCTGTGCCGCCCGACGAAATCGCTGGCGCTGTTCCTCCAGCAATGCGGCCGGGCACTAAGGACCGCGCCAGGGAAGTCGCGCGCGATCATCTGCGATCACGGCGGCAATGCGTTCATTCATGGCCTGCCCGATGAACCGCGCGTGTGGTCGCTGGAAGGCAGGAAGGCGCGGGCGAAAGCGGCTGGTGCTGGCGGCGGTGTGCAGTCGATCCGGCAATGCCTCGAATGCTATGCCATCGCGCCGTCGACCGACGTTCATTGCCCGGCGTGCGGCACGGTGTTCCCGGCGAAACCGCGCGAGGTCGAGCAGGCCGATGGGGAACTGTCGAAGCTCGAGCGCGCGGCGTTGGTGGCTGAGCAGAAGAAGAAGCGCCAGATGGAAGAACGCCAGTGCAAGTCGCTGGACGATTTCAAGCGGCTGGCTGCGCAGCGGGGCTATTCACCGGGTTGGGCTTTCCATCGCTGGAATGCCCGGCGCGGACGGAGGGCAGCATGAACATCCAAGCCAGAGAATTGGCCTGCCAACATGGCCTGTCGTTCCGCGATGAAATCGTGAAGCCGGAAATCTTGGGCGCGTGGCTGGTGGATAGCCGCTCGGCGCTCGTCGTCCGCATTCGTGACAGTCAGGGCGCGGTTGTTGACATCACAGTATCGGCTCGGGCGCTGGAGGATCGTGCGACATGACCGACCGCAGCGAAAAATCCATCCTCAACGGCGCGCTCATCGCACTGTCCCGCGAGCCGTCGACGCTGGTGTGGCGCAACAACACCGGCCAGGCGTGGCAGGGGCAGCGGATTGCGGCGCGCGTCGGCCAGCCGGTCATCGTGAAGCCCGGCATGGTCATCCTGCAAGACGCGCGCCCGATCACGTTCGGCCTACCCGGTTCCGCCGACATCCTCGGCGTATCGGGCGGCCGGGCGATCGGCATCGAGACGAAAACGCGCACCGGCAAGCAGCGCGAAACACAAGAGAAATTCCAGAGGGCGTTCGAGAAGGCGGGTGGGCTGTACGGGCTGGCACGATCTGAGGACGAAGCTCTCGCGATATTGCGAAAGAAATAACGTGGCCCTGCTCCCGATCCCCTCGCACTCCGAAGTCGAGCGCGCATTCTATGACGCCATGGTGGCGGCTGGGTTCAATCCCGGCCCGATCCAGACGGACACGCGCGAATTTGTGCGGTTCGATGCGCCCGGCGACAAGCCTGGTCGCGGCAATGGCTTCTACAAACTCATCATGGGCCGCTTCCCCGTCGGCTGGTTCGGCGATTGGAAGTCGGGCGAGCAACACCAATGGCAATGGGATTTCGGCCGCGAGCTCACGCAGAAGGAGCGCAAGTCGATCGCCGACGAACAGCGGCGGCTGAAGGCAGAGGCCCAAGTCGCGCGCGAGACGAAATGGATCGAGGTTGCCGAGCGCGCGTCGGAAATGTGGCGCAAGGGCGGGCCTGAAGATCCCGATCATCCTTATCTGAAGGCGAAGGGCATCGAAATCCCGCGCGGTCTGCGCACTCACCAATCGGGCGGCGTTTCGCTGCTGATGGTGCCGATGTATGCGTTCGACGAATACGGCAAGCCGCGACTGACGAACATCCAGACGATCGATCCGACCGGCTCCAAGCGGTTCCTGAAGGCCGGGCGCGTCGAGGGGTGCTTCTTTAGCCTGAAGGGTGACGCCAGCCTGATCGTGATCTGCGAGGGCGTGGCGACCGGGTTCTCGATCTGGGCTGCGACCGGCGCGTCGATCGTGTGCGCGTTCAATGCGGGCAACCTGGTCGAAGTCACCAAGGAAATCGCGCGGCATCGGCAGGCGACGATCATCATCGCGGCCGACAATGACATCGTGCCGCCCGAGGACTGGGCTGAGCGCGGCAAGGGCAAGCCGTGGGTGAATGCCGGGGTGAAGAAGGCCGAGGCTGCGGCAAAGGCTGTCGGCTGCCGGTTCGTCGCCGCGCAGTTCGCCGATGGGCCAGCGCGCGGACGGACGGACTTCAACGATCTGCACCGGTTGGAAGGGCTCGAGCGGGTTCGCCAGCAGATCCTTCACATGGTCTATAACGGCCAGGCTGAACCGTCGGAGCCCGGCGCAACGGTCATCGAGGGGTCATTCATCGATAGCGATGGCAGCGAGTGGCGTGGGCGCGTGCCGATCGACAAGGCAGGCGGACCCGATGCGAACAACATTGAGGCGGTCGCGATCTACATCGAGAACCACCCGTCGCTGGCTAACCGGCTGGGCTATAACCAGCTGGCGCACACGGTCGAGCTGGACGGCAAGGCGATGGAGGATCATCACGTCGCGCAGTTTCGCCGGATCATGCATGCCGAGTATTTCAAGGCGAAGAAGCAGGACATCGCCGACGAAATGCTCGCGGCGGCTCGGCGGAACACATACGACCCGCTCGCCGATTACCTGAACAGTCTGAAATGGGACGGCCAGCACCGGCTATCGGGCGTCATGCCCAACTATTTCGGCACGAAGGACGACGATTACCACCGCACGGTCGGCCGGAAGATGATGGTCGGTGCCGTCGCGCGCGCGCTGAAGGCCGGATGCAAGAACGACACCATGACAGTGCTCGAGGGCGGACAGGGCATCGGGAAATCGACCGCGATCCGGTATCTGTTTCAGGATCGGTTCTTCATCGATCACCTGCCCGATTTCCATTCGAAGGATAGCTTCCTCCAGCTGCAAGGAGCGTGGGTCATCGAGGTTGCCGAGCTCTCCGCGCTGTCGAAGGCCGATGTGAAGGACGTGAAGCAATTCCTCTCGCGCGTGGAAGATAAATTCCGGCCGCCCTATGGCAAGATGACGGTCGCCCTCCCCCGCCGCTGCGTGTTCGTCGGCACGGTGAACCCAGACGATGGCGGCTATCTGCGCGATCCGACGGGTGCGCGGCGGTTCTGGCCGGTCGAGTGCGGCGAGGTTCGGCTGTCGGCGATCCTGCGCGACCGCGATCAGCTGTGGGCCGAGGCGGTGCAGGCGTTCAATGCCGGCGAGACGTGGCACCTCACCGAGAAGGACGAAATTGATCGGGCCGTCGAGGCCCAGGTCGAGCGCCGCGAAATCGATCCATGGGAAAGCGCGCTGTTGGCTCTGATAAACGACGATCCCTATGTGCAATCGTCCGGGCTCACGATCGAGGCGGCAATGTCTCGCGCGGCTCGCGTGCCGATGGACAGGCAGGACGCGCGGCTTCGTCGGCGCATGGGCGCGGCTCTGCGCGCGATCGGCTGGGTCGACAAGGTGCAGTGGCGCGACAAGAAATCGGTCCGCGTGTTCTATCCTGGCGAGGATGCAACGCCGGTTCGTGGGCGCGACGACAACGATCCGTTCTTGCCCGATGGCTGGGATTAAGGTATGTGGATTGCGTGGCTTCGGAAGGCCCCACGTCTTTCTTCTGGCGAAGAAAAACCCCCGGTAGAGCGATCTGCCGGGGGTTATTGTTTGGGTGGTGGGGTGGTGGTTAGACCGCGCTTTCTCCCGTGATGGCGGCGATGGCTGCGCGGGCTGCATTCACCTCGTCATGGTGGAAATGCAAGACACTGCCAGCGCGCTTCGTGAAGCCGTCCCAATCGGTCGAATTGCCTTGCCTTGCCGCGATCTGGTAGGCTGACCGCAGCACGTCGTTATGGTTGACGAGGGCCTGTTGAAGCGCCTTCACAACATTGTCAGCAGGGCGGGCGGATAGGGCTGCGAGGCGGTGGCGGGCGAAGTCTCGCACTAACGGGTCACTGTCGCCATACCCGTTTCGGCACTGCGCGCCTTGTATGCGAACGATCTCATAGCACGACCGTTCGTGAACCCTTGCCGCCGCATCCCTGTCGATCTGTTCAATCTGCATTGCTCTGCTCCTGTGCTTGGAGGTAATACGCCGCCTCCTCCAATAGATCTGGTGTTTTAACTTCTCCCTTAACCCGCAAAAACTGCGCACGGCCATTGAGGCGCGCAATCAGGCTGCCTCCGTCGATCTGTTCAAAGGCGGTTCTGTCATCGTCGCCATAGACGAACACCTCGCGCGCGATTGCCCTGTGCGGCACGTTGCTATGGAAATTCTGCACTTGGCCCCAATCGGCAATGCTGCCGTCTTGCTGGGCGTAGTGGACGACAACCCGCTCTGCAGTCAGCCGTGCGTCATAGATCAACGCTGCGGGGCCATGATAACAGCGCAGCCGATGCTCTCCGATAGCCATGATCCGGCATTCGTCGGGCAGTTCTGCGATGTGGCGGTGCAGCGCATTGCTCCTGCCAACCCAATCATCGCCGCGCACTTCTTTCAGACGGGCAATGAGACTGGTAAGATTTTCCCCCGCCGCGATCTGTTCCGCTGTCTTATCCATGCTGTGCCTCCCATGCGGTGAGGGCAGCGCGGACGGCAGCATCACGGTCGATCTCGTAATATCCGTCGTGGCTGACAACGTTCGCGACATCCAATGCAGCTTCAACGATTGCCTCCACCAGCGCGGATGCGTCTGGCTGTGAGGTGGCGCGGGTGTTCCAGGCGGCGATGGCTTCGGCTTCCGTTGACCATGGCCCGACAAAAGCCGTGCAGCCGCACCCAACGCCCCATAGTAAAGGTTCGCGGTCCTCGCGTTCTGGCTCGTCGCTTTCGGTTGACGGTGAGCAACAAGCCTCGCCGCCACAGAACGGGCACGGTTTCAGTTCCGGCTTATCGTTCATCGCTCTTTCCTTTCGGTTCATCTGCGTTGGCAAGCTCAAGCAGCACGTCGGCATGGCAGTCCTTACCAGCGCACCAGCAGGCCAGGTTCTTGCCCCGCAACGGCTCAAGGTCGTCGGGATAGCCGCAGGCATCGCGCATCTCTGGATCGGAAAGCATCTGCCGAAAGAAGCCAACACATCCTTCAAGATCGAGCGCAGCCCGGCCCATAGGACCGCCACCAATCACGAACGGGTTGCCCCATTTAGTCGTGCGATCGACCTT